AAAAAGAGCATTGGCTACCGGAGAATTCGGTAATGCTAACCAATGCTTTAGATCACTACTGCCGCAACAACGGCAAACATCATACTTCAACATACTGTTCATGCAACGGTGCAATTTTTACAATATCCTCATCGTATGAGGTTGCATCTCGTTTGTGTTCTGAGATAACTACCATGATAGAATCAGTTTCAAATACCATCTCATGGTCAATCATAGGACCTGTCTTAAACATATCCCCTTTGCTATAATGCTCACGATGGATTTTTGTCTCGCCATGATTGCGCCAATAGAACATCATATCGCCTGTTACTAGATAGCAGGTGTGTGTGTCTGTTTTATGATAGTGATTTGCACGGAGTGCGCCTGGCTTAGACCAAATCATTTGTACATTAGCGTCGCCGTGTGTAAGTGGAAGGATTGTGCCTCGGCCGTCTGTAAAGCCTTGTTCAACCGGTACTCGATGTGTTTCTGTCATAATTGCCTTTCAATTAAATTCATACCAATATGGTATAGTTCTTTTTTTCCAATTCGCTAAATGCTTTTTAGCACCTACATAATAATTTATATACGATTGTATTGAGTTATTTTTAACTCTATATTCTTCTGGCATTGCAGGTGTAGGTTCAGTAAATCCTACACCTTTAGGTATATGTGTTGGGGGCGTGGACAATGCGTCAATTAATCGCGCAGTAGCGTGTATTCTACCATAACGATAAGTATATTCGTCTAATACTGCTATGAATAGTTTATACAACCATTCATAATTTTCATAAGAATGTCTCACCCAAATTGCTGATGGATGGTTGATATGAGTAGCCCGATAAAGCACAGCATCGCGGCTATCAGAGAGTATATACGAGGTTCGTTGTCTGCCAGTTGCAGATCCCCTATCAATATTAGGGAAACCATCAATAAACCTGTGAGCAGTAGAAAGTAATTGAGCATATTCGAGAATCATTTTTACAACGTGTTTGTCGTTGTGTAGTTCGGCACAAATTGTTGGATCATTATGTAGATAAAATATATTCATAAAGTTTCTATAGATTTCAATATATCCGCAATGATTTGTCTAGACTTAGTTGAAAGTAAACTAGAGGATTTTGCTTCAACCAAAGCCTTGATAACAGTCACAGGATCATATGATTCTAAATTTTTATCAGTGACTTTTTCAGGAAGATTACCAAAAACATTTAAAGCAATAACTGTCAAAAGAATCTCATCCTCAGTATAGAGGGGTATTTTATACCCGTTAAATAAAGTTCGTCTCTCTGGAAATCTGTAAATCTTTGCGATCATTTAAATCACCTCTGTTTTTTATTTATGCTTATTTTACAGATTTACTTGCCTCTGCTGTACTTTTATCTTCACGTAATTCAATAAATCTAGGTAAGAACAAACTCTCACTTTCACCAGATCTTTCTTTAATGCGTGCATTATAACGTACAGTAATAATTTTTCCTATTACTTTTTTGTCAAACTCTGCTCGTTGTTCATCCGAATAACCAGATCCAACATTAACACGAATAACACCGTCACTTGTTTCACATACTAGTGCGCCCAAGCGACCTTTGTTTTTACCTGTGCCTTCTTCCCAGTCTACCACCATTAGATCACATTCAAGTTCTCCCTTGAACTTAATTTGATCTTTAGATCTGCGATCTTCCCAAATACCTGTTTTGGATTTTAGAATAGTACCTTCTTGACCTTCTGCTAGGAACTTCTCAAAGATTTTTTGTGCTTCATATAAATTGTCTACTTGCTTAGTCCACACCAAATCCACATAATGTCTAAATTGGTCAAAATTAGATTTAACGTGTGAAATGCAATTATTGAGTTTACCCAATCTAACATTGTATGGCTCTTTATCAATACCTTGTTTAAATGAAGCATAAGGAATAGCATCCCATAATGTAGCTCGTACATTTTCTGCTTCAGTCTGACTCATTGTACCTTTAATTGCTTTAGATAAAATGCCATTACCTGTTTGACGATTAACTGGCTTGCCTGCATAATCTGCAACTAACAATTCACCGTCGAACACCATGTCGTCTTTATAGAATTCCGCCATCTTAATAAATGGTATCGGGAATGATGGATTAGGAATAGTTAATTCTTTACCATTGCGTGATCTAAACTCTACTACACCGCCTTTGACGATTGCGTTGAATCGCATTCCATCGAGTTTAAGTTGACAAAGCGCAGGGAGCGGGATTTTGTCGACGAGCTTTTGGTCGTATCCAGAAGCCAACATAACCGGGTATGTCGAGATAATACCGGGCCAAATTTTATTGGCTGTGGCTTCGGAGACTCCGCAACGGAGGTCTTTTGCAATAACACGCTCAATGATTTTTGCATTTTCTTTACTCAAGTTAGATAGAACATTACGTAGATGTGAAATAGCATTATTGCCTGTTACTGTTCGACTAGACAGTAGTGATAAATCATCTAATGCCTGTTCCAAAGTTTTGCTCTCTGGAACAAAATCGTAACTTGGAATTTTTCTAATATAGAATTGAATGAACGGATCAAGTGCAAGATAGAAAACGCGTTTAAGCGTTTCGTTATTTTTGTTCTTGACAAGAATTGCTTCTTTAGCTAGACGGGAATTGTCATTTGATAATTGTTCAAATATATTATAGATCATACTCATTTTTTCTCCTTAACAATACTATTATAACACCTTACTAAAAAGGTGTCAAGCATTATATGGGATAAATGGATTAAATTGTGGATTAATTGAAAAAGAAACCTTATATTTTGGTTCATTAGCAATCAACGTCTTTTTAATCTCTTCGATTTTCTCCAAACTAGCATAAACGCCTACAATATTTTTTCGTTTTACACGATTAATATTATCTAAATACTTAGCTTCGAGAATAAATTGGTTGAACATATTAAGCAGTTTCTTTAGCCATTGTAGTGGTGTTAGTAATAGCTTGATACATTGATTCAAACTCTTCGTGTTCCTCTAGCTCAAGACTAAAGTTTTGTTTGTGATAAACTCGCGCCATACGACGGAATGTCTTTTTAGACAATAGTTGTTTCTCACAAATTTCATTGATAGCTTCTCGAATAAATTCGCGTTCACCTTCGATGCGAGTCATCGATGAACTAACTTCTTTCATGCAATCTAAAATTGCTTTACGATCAGCTGGGCTGGATGGGATTGTCATAATTAAATTTTCCTTTCAATATCATCTTCAATACAATTATCGCCATACTGGATTTCGATAATTTTCAATGGGCTACTAGCTTCATTACAAAGCTGATGCCACTCTGTTTTGCTAATATGTAGACTTTCAAATTTTTGGTAAGTCCCTACTAGCTCAACGTCTGTGCTACGATTTAAACTATAAACCGAAGCTGTTCCCTCTGCAACGAACCAATGTTCTGCTCGATCTTTATGTCGTTGCATGCTTAAACATTTACCAGGATCAACAGTAAGTTCTTTTAACTTAACTTCTTGACCTTGTTCGTGTAGTACTCGATAATAACCCCAAACTCTATCTGTTTTCGGGGACTTCCATTCTTGAAGAATCCAAGAGCTAGAATTCATTTTGTTTTCGCCACCTACACCAAATAAAAATTCTAGATTTTTATCTTGAATATTCATTTCTGGAATATTTTCTTTTGTACGGTCTCCACCATTAGCAAAAATAATTTTATCGTTAGGATATAACATTCTAACATTTCTAATGGCTTCTTTTGCACTACCATCGTCATCATTAAATAGAATGCATTTGTCAACCATTGCTAAATTTTGAACGATTGATGTTCTTTCAGTAATAGGCATAAACGGTGTGCCTTTTTTACGCTTTAACCAACTGTCAGAGTTTACACCCACAACTAACAAATCACCTAATTTTTTAGCTGCTTTAAAATATTCGATATGCCCAGAATGAATTGGATCGAATCCCCCTGTTACTAAAACTATTGTTTTCATTAGCGCCTCATGCTTGAAATAGATTTTGCTTCGTCATCACTAAAGATGGGTACAGCATTACTTTTGTGCATAGTACCAATACCGATAATGTTAGTACCAGTATACCGAGGAATATCCTTGGTATGAAGTGCACCACTATGACCGGTGTCCAAACTCTTAATGTGATTGCTTGTTTGTCTGCCTGCAGGAGCAGATAAAGTATATGATAAAGACTCGAATGTCTTTTCTACTTTTTTCTTTTGAATTGCTTGCCCGTGTTGAGCAAGTACTTGTTGCCAGCTGTCGTCAAGATCACGAGCACGCTTTGCCTCTTCAGCAGAGCGGTACTTGTGTTTGCCTTTTTTCTTACCGGTTGTAGATAACCAGGGCCCAACAATATGCATTGTCATAAAAACTCCATTACGAATAATTAATTATAACATCTTTAGACGATGTTGTCAAGTCTTATCAAAAGCCCTAAATTTATGTTCAAGAAACATTCTACTATCGTGATTTGGATCGTCGGGGATTGTTCCTTGATCTGACCATTGTTCTTTTGGCACAGAAACTGGTTTTTCTTTGAACCAGGTCAGGATGCGTTCAAAGAATCCATCTTTTTTACCTTCGGTTCCCCCAACGGAGGAATAATTGGTTTATTGGGTAGTAAACCAGGAAACGCTTCTCGTATCAAATCTTCTTTTAATGATTTGTATTTAGTTTGTAGCTTTCTGTCTTTAGCTAGACATACTGCTTCAGCTTCCGTCCAATGAATACCTTCGAGCAATTGAATAAACAACTGTTCTTTTCTGCCCCTAGTCAAATTAATATCATCTTGTAACCAAATATAGAAACGTCTAAATTCTACAAAAAGATTTGACTCAGAATATCCTGCTGGTATAGCTGTATCCTTTTTGTAAGGAGGTTCACCTTCGGGCAAATTCATTTTAACATTTGGATCAAAATTAATTTGCAACATTCCTTTTAGGATAGGATGGTCATATGCTCTTAGTGTTTTAATCTTGGCTTCTTTGGAACCAGCTTTTTCAACTTCATCAAAAATTTGTGGGATAGATGTTTTCACTTTAAAATTCCTCTATAACTTCTAGCATGTTCTTCATTTTATGTTCAACAAAGAAATTTAGTAATTGACTTTTATCTTTTGTTGGCTTATTGGTATAAGTATTTATAATTGATTCTTTGATTGAAGTTGGGATACAATCAAAGCTAACCAATTTGCGATTTCGCTCATAGTTTTGTTTAAATTCGGGATCCTGTGGCATAGCATCAAAATCTTTATACCAAACATCTACTTTATCTTGCCTAATAGCTTTTTGTCTTGTGCCTGTTACAATACTATCATCAGCAGAAAGAACATTAGGAACACCGTCACCTTTGTCTCCTCGAATAATGTGTTCAAACAGATATTTTTCTGGACTGATATCTGATTTTACATATTTCTTTTGAATGGGGGAAAACTGTTTAACATTATCATATTTTTGTAATTGTATGAAGTCGTGATCTCCGGATAATACTAAGAATGGTTTTGGTTCTGAAAATAATACATTATTGGTATCATTCGTCTGTGACCATTCTGCTAATACTGCAATTACGTCATCTGCTTCTGCACCATCAACATTAATTACTTTATATGGGAAGAATATATCAATCTCACTCCTGATAAGATTCAATGCTTCAAAGATTTGTTTCCAATCCAATCCAGACGCTTCACGAGCTTTTTTCCTACCTGCCTTGTAGAACTTAAATGCTTCTCTGCGCCAGTAGTTTTGATTGTCACACGCAATAACAATCTCACCAAATTCTTTACCGAATTTTTGTTTATAGCTTCTAATAGAATTTAGAATCATATGACGTAGAAGTGGTACTTGCACCTCGATGTCATTGCGGCTACCGATCTCCATCATAAGATTAGAGATGGCTGTTTGATTAAAGTCAACTACGATCATGATATATTTTCTTAAGTTAGTTTTACTGTTACATTATTTTCTGGCGGTGCAATTTCAGTATCGGCTACCGCAATTGTATCGCCATATATGTCTGTGAATGCTGTCCCAGTTTCATTTTGCTGTTGTATTGCCGCAGCATAAACTGCTACTTTTGCTTTAACATCTGGTTTCAATGTTAGATCAAATACCTGATTTCCGCAACCCGATAATAAGTTATAAACAATTTGTGTAATTTGTGATGTTACCGCACTTCTAATTGCCGCCTTGTTTACTATTGTATTAAAGTTTAAATTAAATCCATCGATTGTGCTTTTAAATGTTGCTAAAGCAGTGACTACATCAGCAATACCTGATCCGCTAATTAGTTGTGTGGTAATCGCATCAATTAAGTCTTTTGTCTTTAAAGATTCGGTTAATGCTTTAAGATCGATATCTGGCACATCGCCATTCGGTGTACATCCGCTACCCAATAAGTCTTGTAATGAACAACCGCCTGCAGCCGCTGAACCTGATACCGCCCCTACACCCGATAATCTATCAGTGTTTGTTTTAAAAGTTTGCAATGCTGTTTTGTTAGCCTCAAGAGAAGCTTTTTGAGCCGTTAGTGTCGCATCGCCTGGATTTGAAGCAAGATCAGCATCAACAGCTGCTATCCTAGCATCAATAGCAGCAATAGCTGCGGTTATAGATGCACCGACAGGATTTTGATATAATTGTCCGCCAATTTTTTCCATAACATCGGAAAAATCATTGACGGCGGCTTGTGCAGAATTTATAGTTGCAGTCACCTGATCAATTAGTTGTTTAATTTCTTTTAAACCGGCAGGTATCAAACCGCCCTGCGCCATTTGCGCTTTGCCTTGACTCAGCTGAGAATAAAGTTGTTGTAATGGATTGCCGCCTATCTGAGATAAAATAATCTTGATAAGCGAGCAATATGTTAATTTTAACACTGACATATAGTTACCTCATAATTCGTAAAATGATTGTATCTATATTTATCCTACCATTAACCGCTTGTTCTTTAGACTTAATATCATTAATATATGTTCGCAACTTAACTTTACCTGCACCCATTAGATCTTTAATTTGTTCTGCAGGTTTACGCAATGTCTTTTGCTTAGATTTATCGGGTGACCAATTTTGCAAAGCTGAACCTTTAACAGTCATACCTTTTGTAGACTCAGATGTATAAACTGCTAGCTTACGAGTTTTAGTATTAAATACCCATACTTGTTCCGCACCTACTAGATCAATAGCCTTTGCAGATGTTAAACCTAGTTCTTCATCTTTAACCTTATACTTAAGGTTTTTAATCTGTGTAACTGCTGGCTTCTCTCGTACTGCTCGAGGTTTACGATTTGCTTTCTTAAATTGTGAATATTTCTCACAATCAGCAATAAATGCCTCAAATAACTTAACTAAGTTCTTTAGTTTTCGTTTATTGATATTAGAATAACCCTCAATAGTCTGGGAATCTTTAGTATCAATAACTGCGGTATAATGTTCTAATTTTTTCTCTGCCCATATTTTAATATCAGAAACATATGGTCCAGGAATTTGATTGGATTTTAAATTGTTGTAAAGATTAATTTCTACATCATTCTTAATAAAGTCATCAATCAATCCTTCAACTTCGCCGATATACTCAGAAATCTTTTCTTTCATTGCATCTTGAATAGAAGGCTTCTTAACTACGCCGATAGGTGTTACAACCTTAGCAACAGCTTTCTTGCAATAAAATCTATTTTTGCCTAGACGAATTATTTCTTCAAGCGCATTATTGAAGCCTTGCATATGAGTAGGCGACAATTTGGCACCTTGAAGAAGTAGTCTAGCAATCCAGCCATATGAGATATGAACGTCTTTTTCTTCAATCTCAAAAAAATATTTCGAATCTTCAGGTGCATTATGTTTAATATAATAGTCGTAATACTTATAAGAGTCTGCTCTAGTCTTTTCTGCAGAATACCAATTAGTAATACGTATCAAGTCTGCCGTATAATTTACAGAAATAGGATCGAGATGCGAAACCGAAGGTTCTGAACCATAAGTACGACTCAAATCGTGTTCACGTTTAGATGCCAATTTTATCCCCTATTGTAAAATTAATTTCCCTGATAGAATCATACCTACACGAACGCCATTCGTTTTTCTCTAAATCAAAAACGGAAAGCACGTCGTTATTTTCTTTTCTGACGCGATCTGTTTTCTTTTCAAGAATAGGTAACGATGATTCGATAAGAGTACACTTCATTTTTCTTATTGTATCATCTTTCTTCACGAAAGTCAAATTTACAATGTCCGTTCTGAGAACGCCTTGTAACCATTCCCTAAATAACTGTTGTTCTTTTGGGTTAGTTTCTTTATACCAGGTTGGGGATTCTAAATTCATTTTGTACAGCTTTCAAAATAGTTTCCACGCGATTATCAACGTGATAATTGTTCATAATTAAATTGTGACGAGCTAAAATGCCGTCTTTGCCGGTTTCATCAAATATTTTATTTGCTTTTTCGGTAATTGGTAATGGATTTTGGATATCTTCATAATCATAGAATAAAACATGATCATGCATATTGACAACATCCCTGTGATATTTTAATGAACGGGGAACAATAGGAATTCCTCCAGTAATTAAAGCATCAAAAATTCGGATAGGGGCATCATTCAATACTGGAACAATCCAATGCGCTTTATGACTACACCATTCGGTAAATCGATCCAACATATCTCGACCATGATAAGAACCATCTACTAATTTTACATTTGGCAATGTTTTATTTAGAATTGTTAAATTCTTTTGACGTAATGGAAACTGCGGATATTCAATATGTGTTCCCAGTGGATCATTACTACGATCTGTGTCTGTAATAAGATTTAAATGTTCTTTTAAATATTCTTTAGACCATTGAATAGTACCAGACCCAACCGGTCCTGCCATGATATTATTAAATCTTGATAATGGTTCAAGATTATCAGAGTGTGTTGGTATATAAAGATCGCATGATGCAGCTAGCATACCTGATAGTGCGAACCAATGGTGATTATCAAAATCCCAAATAACGAATGCAGATGTAGGTGAATTTAAATACAATTCAATAAATCGATTTAAATTATTATCAGTCATTACATTGTTATTACTTAAGATAACAATAGAATTCTCAAATATCTTTGGTGCCGAATTCATATTAAAGAAGTGCATATTTGCACCCTTTGGTTTATATGTAACAGCATGAAAAATATGATCAGTTAAGTAAACTTGACCTGAAAAGTTTTTGCTTAAATTTTCAGCAAGGTTTCTTACTCGAACATTTTTCAAACAAACCATATCATATACGGCATCTTGTTGAGATTGTGCACTAGTACCGGCAATTGATTGCGCGATGTTATTTGAAATTCCATTTGCCGCGCCAATATAATCAGATAAGTTGCTTGGCGGTGGCGGAGTTTGCATGTTATAAAATACTGACATTATTCGTAATCCTCATCATCTACATTTCTATCATTTGCCAGATTTCTAATTCTATTTTGTATGTGATCTAAAATAAGAACATGACATTTATCTGGGCCTACAGTTTGATCAAATACCTCAAACACTCTTTGTAACATTGCGCAATTAAACATTAGTAAATCTGTATCATCGTCGCACATCATTAGTTGGCGATCTACGGGCTCCATTAGATCACGCATACGTTTTTCTACTTTGGATTCTTTCAATTAACGACCTCTGCCGACTTTCTTTTGAATCGCTTTATTGGGGATAAGAAGATTTTTTGATCTTCCTGTGTTTGCCAATGCCTGCAAGTCTGCTAAAGGTTTCGAATGTGATTTAGGTTTTCTTGATTTTATTGTATTGATATCAAGCTCTTTATTGTTTGCCATATTGTCTCCATTTTAAAATGTTTTTAGTTTTTGCCAAGTATCCATCCAATT